AGCCAAGTCAGCATGGGGCATCAACTTTCCGACGTTGCCATGAGCAACTACCTACCGAAGGTACGGAGGGAAGTTATGAACCGCAGAGCACCAAACAGTGATCAAGAGTGACTCATTGGGCAACGTTGGGCATGTCAATGCCTTGCTACCCCTAGGATGCAGTGGCCAACGTTCGACAAGCGGATTGTTGAAGTTGAGGGCCTGACGTTGCACTTTAGAAATAGACCTCTTAGATCATTGAACAAGTTTGTGGGCCCGACGAGTGTCGTTGGGCAGTGGAGCTGTTTTAACTCTTCATCACACAATATGTTTATCGGGATTGTTAACAGAGTCCTGGTGATAAAGAATCCCGGGTTTTCGTACGGAAAGCTGATAGGTAAATACCATTGGCTACCCAAACGATTACTTGCGAAACTTGAGCTTCAACCTATGGGTGATTTGGAGAAATCTGAATTCTTCCCTAGTAAGAAGCTCCAGCCTGTGTGGTATGGTAACGTATGGAGCATCGGGAGGCGGTTGGCTCAGGTTGTCAAGGTGAAGAAAATCACTCCTGAGGAGTTTGTGGAAAGTAGACCTAAGGGTAAATACCAGGTTTACGCAGAAGCGCTTCAGGAATTGATTGATAATAGGAAACTTTCCCCGAGGGATGTACATGTTAACATTTTTGTAAAATGGGAACTAGTTCAAACTTCGGATAAGGACCCCAGAATCATCTCACCAAGATCGCCTAAGTACAACATACTCCTTGGTCAGTACATAAATAAACATAATGAACTGGCCATTTACAAGGGTATAGATGCACTATGGGGAGAAGAAACAGTTTTTAAGCATTGTACTCTGTCAGCGATGGCTCGGCAGATAGTGAGGAAATGGGAGTCCTTTTCCTGTCCAGTTGCGGTAGGGCTGGATGCTAGCAGGTTTGACCAACATGTGTCGGAGCATGCTTTGCAGTTTGAACACTCAGTTTACAAGCGATTGTTTCCTGGGTGTCACGAATTGCATGGTTTGCTTCGGCACCAACTTGCAAATTATTGCAAGGGGAAAGGTGATACCTACGATTTTGAATATAAAGCAACTGGAAGAATGTCCGGTGATATGAACACATCTGTTGGGAATGTGATTTTGATGACCAGCGTTTTACTACATTGGAAG